TTCGCTCGCGCGACGACAGTCGGGAAGAGCCGAAGAAGCAAAAAGACGTGATGGCGGGTGTTCAGGACGACAAGGACACGACGCAAGACCAAGAGCACAACACGGTGACCCGGTACATCTGCTTCGATATCTACGACCTTGATGGGGATGGCATCGCGGAAGACGTAATTTTCTGGGTGTTGCTGGAGGACAAGGTTCTCCTGAAGGCGATGCCACTCACAGAGATGTTCCCGTCCGATCCGCCTCGTCGCCCGTTTGCGGAGGCGTCGTTTTTGCCGGTGAAGGGGCGTCGGGAAGGGATCAGCCTGCCGGAGTTGATGGAGGGCTGGCACGACTTCCTGAAGGAGACGATTGATACTGGGATGGACGGTGGCACCCTGGCGAACTCTCCATTCTTCTTCTACCGCGCTTCGAGCACCTTGAAGCCCGAGATCATTAGGCCTTACCCAGGAGATGGCGTCCCTCTCTCCGACCCACAGCGCGACGTCCATTTCCCGAGTATCCCATTCGATGGTTCGTTCGCACTGAACGCGGTTGCGATGGGGCGGCAATTTGAAGAGCGGCTTACGCTCGAGGGCGACCTCCAGTCGGGCCGGGTGCCGCAGGGCAAGTCCTCGGCGCTTCGGACGGTAGGTGGAATCAACACGATTCTTGCGCAGGGCGAGGCGCGACCGGAGCGCATCCTGCGCCGCTTCTTTATGGGCTTCGGAGAGATCTACAAGCAGATGCACGAACTCAACCAGCACCTGTTCCCGGAGGAGAAGCAGATACGGGTGTTGGGGATCGTGGAGCCCGGCGAGAATCCCTACCCGATAATCGTTCGGAAGAGCGACTTGGCGGGTGGGCGGTTCGTGTTTGACTTCCGTGCGAGTATCCTGAATTCGAGTAAGCAGGCGCAGCAGAATGGACTCGAGCAGATGCTCGCGATGCTCGTCAATCCCCTGATGATTCAGCTTGGCATCGTGGGGCCGGACGAGATCTTCAAGATGGTACGTGACGTCGCGAAGGCGAGGGGGGTCGCGCCAGATCGCTACCTGAAGGAGCCGACGCCGGGTGCGGGTCGACCGCGGATTACCGCGAACGAGGCTATCTCCGTAATCCTCGATCACATGCTCCCGGATGGAACCCCCGCAGAGCCCACAGCGCAGGACCATCTCACTCAGTTGCAGGCCTTCATGAACGACAAGAAGGAGAATCTATTCGGCTTGTTCGATCAATCGCAACTCAACATTTGGAAGTCGTGGCTAATGCAGGTGATGCAGTTGGTGGTGCAGGAGCAGGGTCAGGAGGAGATTGCGAAACTCACTGAAGGGTTCCAGCAGCAGTTCGGCGCTCAGGGTGGTGGGGGCAACGGTGCTGTAACTCCTGTGGATCAAGGTCAGCCTCCGGTGGGGCCGGGTGAATTGATCGATGAGAGTCTTCCCAGCAATAGGCCGGAGGGCTGATGACGCAATTTGATCGAGATCAAGACTGGGGGAAATATCAAGGCGTTCTTGCCCGAGATCATGTTCTTAGAAAAGTCCCCGATCTTCACGCTATCCAGCGCGCGGCGCTCTCTTCTACCCAGATTACAGGGGACCAGCACTGGGATCTGATGCTCTCCGTGGTGCAGCACAAGATCAAGGATCTGGAAGGGAAACTCGAAGTAGCGCTCAATCGTCAAAGAAATTCAGACGATTTTACGGAAAGCGTATTGATCAACGACAAGCTCGCGGTGCGCTTGATTGGTCATGAAATCGAAGCGCTCCAGTGGGTGAGTGAGCTTCCTCAAATCCTCTTGGAGAACGGTGATCGAGCAAAGAAACTACTCGGAACCATTGACGAATCCCCTGATTGAAGTTCGCTGCCCAGGTTGCGGTAGGCATCTTCTGAAGTGGATCCCAAACGTGCAGACGTTGGTTCAAACGAAGTGCCGTCGTTGCAAGGTGATGGTGGAATTTCGGCATGGGCTGGTTTCTGTTATTGAAGAGAAGGTTGACAGGCTTATAGCGGCTGTGTAACGGTTTATAGGGATCGAAGGTTTTTCTTCTGCGCCTCAGAGCGCGTAAGGCCTGCCCGGTGGGGAACCACTTGGCGGGCTTTTTGTTTTTCGAGGTAGTGCATGCTCGTCATACCGACCCCCGAACAAGTTGCTGCGGCGGAGGCTGCTGATGCAGCAGCGGTTGCAGCGGCTGCAGAGACTGGTGGTGAAGATATGGTTTCTGCCGAAGAGACTGCTGCGGCGGAGGTTGCTGCGGCGGAAGCTGCCGCCGTAGAAGAGGCAGGTGCTGCATCGGAAACTGCAGACGACACTCAGGCACAACTCACTGCCGAGCGCGAGCAGCGTATTCGGTTGGAGGGGCAACTAGAGGGTCAGCGACAAGCGCCTCCTGAGAAGAAGGCCGAGCCTCCCGTTGTACTCACCCGTGTTCAACTGCGTGCCGCTGTCGATGCAGGTACGATCGACGAAGACGGGATGGAACAGCTCTGGGCGGACCAGAATCGTGCACAGACGCGACGAGAAATTGGTGAGGATCAGGATAGGCGCGACACCGAGCGGGAGTCGGCGAACTTTATTGGGAGCGAGACCGCGAAGTATTTTTCGGCGCATCCTGATATTCGAAAGCAGGGAAGTGCCGACTGGAATCGTCTGAAGACAGAGTATGACTATCTGACTCAGACGGGCGAACCCGACGATCAGCCTGATGATCCCAAAAACAGGAAGAAAGAACTCAGGGCCATGCGCGCTGCTTTCGGGAACTCCGAGCGGATCGCGGAGCACACTTCTACTCACCGGCAGACGACGAGTGAGACTTCCACTTCACACGGTGGTGCGACCGTCGCAGGCGGCGATCGGGCAGTCTGGGACAAGGTCCCGAAGGAAATTCGTCCTCATTACAAGGGGATGGTTGCAGATGGTTTACTGACGCTGGACGAAGTAAAGAGGACGATCCCCTACATGACGCAGCGACCTCACTGATGGCAGCTCCGCAGATCTATATCCCCGGCCAGGCCAAGGTTCCGGTTGGCCCGCGTGAGCATCCGGGTCGGAAGACGAGGACGACTGCGGCGACGTGGGTGCTCGACTATCTCGTGCCAACCAACAAGACCATCGTGCTCTGTTGGAAGTGCGTCCACAAATTCGATTACAAGGCGGCGAATTACTTCCCGCTCATTCAGCGGGTCGGGTACGTGATCGCCAACTGTGATGATTGCAAGGCAATTTTGGCAAATTGCCACATGTTCACACATGAATCTCTGCTCGGGACCAAGCACGGACAGTGCTGGGACACCGAGCTTCTCTAAGGGGGGAAATAATTGTGGAAGCCATGTCAACTTTGAGCGGTGGAAGCGGCAGTTTCATCCAGAAGAAGTATATCGCTTCTGCGACCGTCTCTGCTGGGGGCATCCCCGTCATCGGGAGCAATGACGGATCGACTGACATCGGTGACGTCAAGTTGATGGTGGCGACTGGTACTGTGCTCACCACGGGTTCGGTCGGTCTCGCCATCGACACCACGGGGACGATTTCCGCGACAGCCACGAGCGACGTTCTCGTGTCCGTCATCGTGAACCCTGATCTGATCATCAGGGCCAAGATGAGTGGTGGCCCCACTGAGGACACCGCGATGACGATCATCACGACTTCTTCGGAGAGTTCCGATGGGACCACTCTAAACGGGTTCACCGCCGTGGATGGCCGGGCGGTCTGGGGCTACGACGGCGCGAATAAGGGTGTGCGTCGAAAGTTTGATAATGCCGATGGAGGCGTTGGTCTCCGCTTCCCGAATGCCATCGGGTCGAGTGATCGGTTTTTGGAAGCTGCCGGGAGTCCTTGCATGTCTGTGGTTGCAGCCCTGGTGTATCCCGACATCACTACCAATTTGACCCAGATGGATTCGTTTACTCCTGCCAGCAACGACAACGATGGGTGGCAGATCTTCGATATGCAGACGGGTACCGAGGACAATGACGGAGCGAACAATAGTTTCTACCACGTTGTCCAGAACCAGCACCTGTTTGGGGCGTCGTTGCTGTCCATCTAGGAAAACGGTTTTCAAGGGGGGTTTCACATGGCCGTTCCGCACACAAGTACCAATTTCGGGGATCTTCTGGATCCGACCTTTTCTCGAATTTTCGATGAAGAGTACGACCAGCTCCCCGACATGGTTCCGGGGATGTACACGATCGTGCCTACTGGGCCGCGTAGTGATTCCACGAAGTTCAGTCAGGTAGGGACGCTGCCGGATCTGACCGAGTTCACTGGGACCATCGGCTACCAGTCGCAGAACCAGGGGTTCGATACCACCGCGACGCACATCGAGTGGGCCAGTGGTACCCAGGTCGAGCGGAAGCTGTTTGATGATGATCAGCACCAGATCATGAACCAGAAGCCTGCGGCGTTGGCGATGGCATCCAACCGGACGCGGCAGGGGCATGCGGTGCAGATCTGGTCAGGCGCCTTCTCATCGGGGAATGCGTTCTTCGTGAACTCCGAAGGGGTGGCGATGTGCAGCGACTCGCACACGACCAACTCGGGAGCGTCGACATCGACTGGGTTTGACAATCTCACGACATCGACTCTGTCGGCAGCGGCCGTTTCGGCGGCTCGGACCCAGATGCGCGGCTTCCGGGGTGACCAGGCGGAGCGGATTTCGGTCATGCCGGATGAGCTGCTCGTGCCGCCCGACTTGCAAGACAAGGCGATTGAGATCACGAAATCGGAGAAGGATCCGGCAAGTGCGAACAACGCGGTAAACCCGCAAGATGGTCGATACAGGCTGGTTGACTGGGAGTACCTTCCCGACATCAACAACTGGTGGTTGCATGATACGGGTCTCCGGCGCAAGAGTCTCTTCTGGATCGATCGGATCCAGAAGGAATTCGGTCGTGCCGAAGCCTTCGACACTTTCATCGCGAAATTCAGGGTGTACCAGAGGTACTCGTTTGCCTGGGTTGATTGGCGATTCGTACTAGGATCCCAGGTTTCCTAACGATGGCGGCCAAGAAGAAAGCTCCGGCTGTGAAGAAAGCTTCGGCCAAGAAGAAAGAGCCCGAGAAGGTTCCCGAGAAGGAGCCCGAAGCGGAGCCCGCGCTGCCTGCCGAGCCGAAGTATTCAGCGTGGCAGCGTCGACACATGAAGACTCGGAGGTAGGCGATGGCAGATCATCCTGGATCCCATGACAATGGCACCGAGAAGAAGGGTGGGTCGACCAAGATCGATCGGAAGTCCATCCCGGTAGGGCCTTTCAAGACGGCCAACTGGCCTGGGAATCCTGGTCCAAAGGGGAAGGACCGTGGGCTGGGGTTGCCGAAGATCAAGCAGGGGATGCTCGAGGATTACTGATTTGGGTAAGCGGGTGGTGCAAATCCCCCGGGCGGCTTGAAGAGAATTCCTGGCGTCCCTAGATAGGAGAAGTGAACCATGGGTTTGACAAATTTCCCGAATGGTGTCTCGAGCTTCGGCACGCCGATAACGGCAAGTGGGTATCCGATTGGGCAAGGCAACGGGACCGCCTATTTCTGTGATCCCGCCAACGGGCTGGATAGCAACGATGGCCTCTCGCCGACCTCAGCGTTTGATACGTTGAGCCGTGCGCATACGGTTATGACGGCGGGCCAGGGTGATACGGTGTACCTGTATTCCACCGGCCAGTCTTCTGGTACCGCGCGACAGACAGCGACGCTCACTTGGTCGAAGGACAACACGCACATTGTGGGTGTTTGTGCTCCGACGCACATTTCGCAGCGGGCACGGATTGCTCCCAACGCTTCTGGTGCCACGGTGTTCACGCCTTTCATGACGGTTTCCGCAGATGGTTTTTCGATGCGTAATGTTCAGGTCTTCGTCGGCTTCGCTACGGGCGGCGCTTCGGGTGGTGTCAATGTTACTGGCGACCGCAACTACTTCGAAAACGTTCACTTCGCTGGAATGGGTGACCAGACGAGTGCAGATCACAACGACAGCTACTCGTTGGCACTTACGGGCGGTGGTGAGAATCTTTTTCGCCATTGTACGATTGGAATTGACACGGTTGCGCATGACAGCACGGGTGGCGAGTTGCTGGTGGATGGTTCGGCACGGCGCAATGCTTTTGAAGACTGCACCTTCAACACCCAGTCTGATGCGGCAGACCACGCGATGGTCAAGCTCGCTGACTCCTCCGCCGTGGATCGGTACTTGATATTCGATCGGTGCAAGTTTATCAATTTCTGGGTGAACTTCGCGGACAACATGGACACCTGTTTTGAGTTGCCTGCGGGCACGGCGTATCGGATTTACCTGAAGGATTGCACTGCATTTGGTATCGATGATTGGGACGATAATGATCGCGCTGTTTGTTTCATTGACGGTGCGCCCCCGACAGGGAATGTGTCTGGTCTGGCCCTTGTGACTGCGTCAACCTGATTCGAATCAAATGGGTGGTTCTCGCTATGTCTACATACGAGCCGCTTTGGGAGATTTCCTTACAGGATGGGGAGAAGTTATTTTCTATCACTTCCATGGGAATTCAATTGAGAGAGGGAGATAGTTTTTCTTACGAAGGCGTGTTTTACAAAGTGGAGTCTGTGTCTCTTGAGCTTTCGAAGGGGACGGCAGATAATGGCGGGGTGACGTTTTGGAACACACCGAAAATGGTGGTTGTTGCAAGTGTCATTCCATAATTAGGAGATAGGGGTATGGGCTACCTGAGACAGAACCAGATTGATCAGATCGAAAATGAGAAAAGTGTCATCTTGCGCACGCTGCAGAGACGCGAGGTACAAGATCGTGGCAATCTGAATTCTCACGTCAGCCGGATTGATAAGCAACTCTTGAAGCAGGCTCCGCCTGACCTGAATGGTGAGCAGCGAGACCAGGCAGTGCGCGAGAACAGCGAGATCGAGGCGCGGCTCGTGCCGCTCATGCCTTCGGACGAAGAGATGCGCCGGAATGGTCCTGGTGTGGTGGGTCGGCTCAATAAATTTGACAAGGCTTCGAAGAGCAAAAAGTATTTCAAAAAGGGCGACATCTTTCAGTGGAAGGACAACCGATTGGCGCTGCACAAGGGTGATAATGACCCTGACGTAGCAAATTTCGAGATCCTACGACCATTGCACAATATGGGGTCGATGCTCGGGGCGCAGATACCGGGAACACAATACCACGGGACGAATCCGACCGAGGCCTTCAAGGAGGGTTGGGTCAGGACGTTCGGCCCTGATGGCAAGGAGGTCACCAGCATAGGGGCTTCCGCTGCGCAGGCCGAGACGGTCGTTGACCCGCCTGAGAAGCGAAGAGTTCGAAAACCAGCGAAGGCAACGACTCGAAAGAAGAACGGTGCTGCAAAGCGGACTCGAGCAGCGAACAAGAATCCGGTAGTGAAGACCGCGATGGCGTGTGGGTTCATGATGGGTCCGAGCGGCCGTCACTTTCATGTGGAGGCTTGTTCAATCTGCCAGGAGGCAGCGAAGGGGTAGTCGATGGCAGGTCACAATCCTGATCTCATCAGTTTCCAGGACACCTTTGAGTCTGGAGATGCCACGGTCTGGTCTGGTGGCGAGACGGACACGGCTAGTCAGCTCGATGTTGTTCACTACTCGACGTTGGCGGGTATTCCTGGGATGCCGATGCCATACAGCGGTGGAGCGTATTGTGCGCGTTGGATTCTCTCGGGTGGGACGGCAGATGCGTTTTTCACGGAAGCGGATATCAACATTAACACGGCTGTAACGAATTGGGTGAAGTTCAATGTTTGGATCGATCCAAATTTTAAGACGAACACCACCGCGGATGACAACATCGTTCTTTTCGAAGCCAACGCTGGAGCAAATGAATCGTTTGCCTTTGGGATTGACTATGTGAATTCTACCGATTCGCTGGTCTGGGCGATTGGGACGCACGCCACGGCGGCGACACCCAGTACAGATTCTACGCGTCAAGTCGTATTGGGCGTGTGGCATACGATTGAACTCAAGATGCATGTCGTGACGGGTTCGGCGGCTGGTGACATTACGTTGTACGTGACCGAGGCAGGACAGGAGCCGTCTGAGACGGCTGATGCCACGCTTGGAAGCATCCAGAATGCGGCGGTTACGGAAGGCCTTCTGGGAGTCCAGGACCACGAGGCAACAACAAACTGCATCATCTTGATGGACAACTTTCAGTTCAGCGGTGTGCTTGGAACGAGTGGAGCAAGGATCTATCCTACCAAGGAGCGTTTCTCTACAGTGCGGCAGTTTGTTCGTGCTGGTAGCTTCAAGGATGATCAATCCTTTCACGCGTTTGTCGGTCCAGGCAGGGTGACTAATATATCCTGGATTACGAACATCAACGTGGATGGGCTCCTAGGAATTTACGACACGGATACTGCTCAGGCTCATCTTGGAAATCGCAAGGCGGCACTTCAGCAGTCTCTCGCTTCGGAGTCGATGGACTTGGCAATGGTACCGTTCGATGTGACTCGTGGTTGTTACGTGGTTACAGACTCCGCGGCCAGTGAGGTGCAGGAAGTAATCGTCACCATCGATCGTGCACCCAATTGGTTTTCAGATGGGAATATGCAGCGCTTTGCCAACAAGAGGAACCTGGCTCCATGAAGCGGCTGCCCGTACTCGATTCTAGCGAACTGAGCGGGATCAACGCCTTTCTAGATGGGTTGAAAGACCCTGTCTACAAGGTCCGCTTGGCTGAACTAGAGGCGGTGAAGAAGGAGATCAACGCTCTGATCGCGGTACATGGCAAAGTCAGCGAGATTGAGAATCTGTTGGTGAAGCAGATGCAGTTGACGGAAGGCGCGCAGAAGCTCGCGGATGAAGCGATGTCGGACCGTACCTCGGCTTCGGCGGAGATCAAATCTGCGAAGGCGGCGGCGAGGAAGTTTATCGATGAACGCGAAGCCACCGCGCTGGCAACGATCTCCGACCGGCAACAGGCGCTATTTGATGGTGAAAGGGCTCTTGACGCTCGCAGCAAGGTACTCGAAGAGGAGAACACGGATCTCCTGTCGCGCGAAAGCGACCTCGCTCTCGACATGATGAAGGCCGAGGAAATCCGCACGAAGTACACGGAGGCAGTAGCGTCCCTCAAGACCGCGTTGGCAGACGTACAGAAGGCACTATGAATGGGCACAGTCACACAGCTCACCACATTCGTCGATCTCTATACCGATTTGCAAAATCGCGCTCGCGAAGAGACGGGTGTCTCCGCTACTGAGAACCAAGCCAAGCGCTACATCAATATTGCACTCCACGACATGTATATTGGTCGTGCTGAGAACTTCCCGTGGTTGGAGCGAAGTAACACTATTCTCACACAACCTAGCTACACCACGGGTACCGTGACGATCAATAAAGGAGACACCACCCTAGAGGGCGCGTCTTCTCCAGCGTGGTCTACCAACAATGATTTTGGTGTGGCTAACGTTCGTGCTGGTGGGAAGATCACCATTGCAGGAGCGTTGGACGTATACGAAGTGTCAAACGTAACCGATGCGGACACACTCGAGCTGACTGGGAGATATGTTGGGGAGGACGTTGCTGCCGTTTCGTACACCTACTTCGAAGATGAATATACACTAGCTTTTCAGTTCCTGCGTCCACTCGATTTGCAGTATTTTAGTGATTCGATTCCAATTGAATTAATTAGTCGAATGGATTTTCGTCGCAAGTATCCTATCAATGGTGTGCCAGGTCATCCAACGGTAGCGACCATTATCGACAAGGAATTTGATGGTAGTGCTAGTCCTATTAGAAAGGTTCGTTTTCATCCTCCTCCTGATGCTGCGTATAACATCCCTTATTCTTACGTGACTGAAAATGTTGCAGTTGGTTCAGATGGTGTCATTGGAACGGGCATGACTTTGGATGATTCAGAACCGAACATGCCACTTAGATACCGGCATGCGATCGTCTTCCACGCACTCTATCACTGGTACCGGGACAAGAAGAACGACCAGCGCGCACAGGAGGCAAAGGCGGAATACGAGCAGATTCTCTTGCGGATCGCGAACGATACTGAGATTGGTGGTAGGCACGCCTCGATCAGAGTCCGTCGTGGTGCCTACGTGCGCCGCGCGAAGCGGCCCTGGCGTGGTGGTGGCAGGCGCTTCGACACGAACGGTGAGTTCGATCGGATGGAAATATGACCACCCGGAACCTGCAGGCGCGTTTGCTGTTCGAAGGGG